GGAGGTCTTACACCCGGAGGAGGAGGTCTTACACCCGGAGGAGGAGGTCTTACACTAGGTCTTTCATATGGCATTCCTGTTACATCATCTTGTAACATAACTTGAGCAACATCATTTGCTTCTTCTTGAGTCATCACTTTGCCTTTGTCATAATCGCTTACTTTTTTTCCAGCGGTCTTGTAAGTATAATGACTATTAACACTTGTTACAAGTATCATTATACAATAAATGAATATGAATATTGCAATTACCCAAGCTAATAAAGAACACCACCAATTTTTACCATTTTGTGCACCTGTTACAATACAAGTAATTTCAACAAGTGTTAATATTAAACCAGGTAATAACATTAGTAATATTAATAATATTGCAAATAATTTTTTGCCAAATGTGTAATCGCTTTCCATAAATAATATAGACATACACAACAAAAATACAGTTATAGATAATATCATTGCTGCATATTTTGACTGAGTTGAACCAATTACAGCATTAACCAATTTAGAAGCCATTAAATTATTATCCTTTTCTATCTAATTAAAACAAAATAAAAAAAATGAAAATTTATATAAAATTATAACTTTATATTATAATAAAAAATGGGAATTCCTTATTATTTTTATATATTAACTAAAAAATATGAAGATATATTATTAAGTAATATTAATTTTAAACCGGATATTATTTATTTTGATTTTAATGGAATTATTCATCCAATTAGTAGTAAAAATAATTCTACAAATGAAATTATTTTTGATAATTTATGGAATTTTATTCAAAATAATATAGAGAAATTTAAACCCAATGAAATAAATATTTGCGTTGATGGTATAGCACCTCTTGCTAAAATAATTCAACAAAGAAAGCGAAGATATCTTTCTAATTATAGAAAAATAATCGATGAAGAAAAATCAACATGGGATTCAAATGTTATAACACCTGGAACAGACTTTATGAATGAACTAAATATCTTTATGAAAAATAAAATAAGATATAATACAAAATCATGCATAATTTCTTACAATGGTAGCGAAATTAATGGAGAAGGAGAACATAAAATATTTAAATTTATTAAAAATAATAAAGATGATAAAAAAATAATTATTCATGGATTAGATGCTGATTTAATTATATTATCATTAATATCTCATAAAGATAATATTTATCTAATGCGAGAAAAAGAAGAAAATGATAAGTTAGATTATAAATATATTGATATTAGTAAACTTAGATATGCTATTATAAATGATTTAATATTTCATTGGAATTTGGATAACAATTTATATACAAATATATTTTCAAATGATTCAATTAATTTAATTGAAAGTTATTGTATTATGTGTTCGTTATTAGGAAATGATTTTATTCCACATTTACTTACTGTTAATTTGAAAAATAATGGTTTAGAAAATTTAATTAATATAACTAATAAATCTATTAATCATTATGGATTATTAGTTAATAATGGTATGATAAATTATAAATGTTTAACAGAAATATTTAATTTATTATCACAAACAGAAGAAAAAGATATATTTATTATAAATAGAAATTATTTAAATAAAAATTGTCAAAATTCTAGTAATAACTCAGAATATTATGCGTTAAAAAATAAAGATAAAATAGCCAAGGATATATATTCAAATACTAAATCATGGAAATATATTTACTATAAAAATAAATTTAATGCTAATATATATATTAATTCATATATTATCAACAATGCATCATTTAATTATATTAATGGAATATTTTGGACATATAGTTACTATAAAAATAATATTATAGACCATGATTGGTATTATCCTTATAACTATCCTCCAACTGTAAAAGATATTTCTAATTATTTATATGGTAATGAAATACCTATAATTGAAAAAAAAGGAGAATATATTACAAATGAACTTCAATTATTAATTGTAATTCCTAAAACAAGTATAAATTTATTAAATTTTAGATTACAAAAGTTTATGAATGATAAAAATTTAGGTCTATATCATATGTTCCCTCTAAAATATAAAATACATACATATTTAAAAACACATTTATGGGAATGTTTTCCAGAATTACCTAAAATTAATATAGAATTAATGAAAAATATTTTAAATAAATAAAATTATTTAAAATAAATTTATATTTATATATTAAATGCATAGTTGTGATATTAATAATTGTTTTTTAGCAAACAATTTAATGAATAGTTTATATTTTTAACTAAAGAAGAATTAGTAAAACAGAAAATTAATATTAATAATTCTTCACATATTGATAAACATACAAATATTTCTCATATTATCCGTTTAAAATTAGATAAAATTCAAAAAATCCCCTATAATAAAATAAAAACTCATGAATATGATAATATAAAACTATTATTAAATATTGAAAAAAATAATTATTTAATTAATATTAGAACTAATAATATTTATCCGCTTTAACTGGTTCTTTACATATAATATCTCCACAATTGTCTCTATTTTGATAAATAGAATTAATAATCGATTTTTTATTATTGCAATTATTTAAATTCCATCTCCCTAACATTACTTTATCGGGGTTTGTCTTATTTTTAATAAAATTTATAATATTTGTTATAATTCTTTTCATGATATTTATAATAAAAATACTATTATAACTTATATCATTTTTTTTATTTTTTCCAATTATTATAATATCGTCTTCTCATTATAAATAATATATGCCATTTATTTTTATTTTTTTTGTATTCATAATTAAGTATATATATATATTATATTATTTTATTATAATGAATTTAATAAATATTATTGATAAAATACCAGGTCCATTTGATATTATTATCAATAATTTTTCATTAATTCATATTAACAATATTATTATATCTTGTAAATCAATTTATAATATTAAAATATATATATTGAACAATTGTTTCTTTTTAAATCAATATAAAATAATTAACAATGTTTCTCTATATAATCATTTATTTAATAATAATTTGATTTTAAAATTATTATTCAATCATTTAGATAATAAAAATCTTAATTTAATATTATATAAATCAAAATCAATTTCAATACAATTTTATCCAAATAATATTCATAATTTAACAGATAATTTAATTAACAAAAATATTAAATTTATATATGACAGTAAAATAAATAACATTACAGGATATAAACATTTTAAATATACAAATGCTATGTTATATATTGAAAATATTATTTTAGAAAAATATAATTATAAAAAAAATTTGATTTTATCAAAAATTATGTATAAAACTTTTAAACACACTGATATAATATTTAATAATATATTTATAATCGTATATTATTCATATTTATTATTATATCATATTTATAACAAAAATTATAAAAATATTAAATTTTTTTATTTGAAATTTCATAAAAATTTTAATAAAATTGAACTTAATATTCAAAAAGATATATTACTATATATATTACAATCTTTTAAAGATAAAACAGATTATTTAAATGAATTATTATTAATAAATAAAATTGATATTAATACAAATCTATTTTATAAAATTACTTTATTATATATTTATATGATTATTCAACAAAACTTCATTAAAAATTATCATATATATGTTGATCCTTCTAATATTGAATATAATAAAATATTATTAATTGAAAAAATAAGTTTTTTAAATATACCAAAATATCTTAAGCATATTATTATTAATAAAATAAATATTATCTAATTAGAATAAGCAATACCACCCATACCTGATAATATTCTCAATACATTATAATTAATTGCATATACCGATAAGTTATCTACGGAAGTATTTACATCACTTTCATAATTTAGAGATAAAGTTGCTGTATCAATTCTAGACATATTTAGAGTTCCTGATGGTTGATGTTCCTCGGGTTTTAATGCAAACGAATATACATTAATACCTGCATTATTTGGTACATTTGTATGATGTTGGAATGGTTGTACTAAATTGAAATATCTTCCATCTCTTTCATAAAATCTATCATTACCATTTAATATTAATTTACCAGATTTTATAGGATTTTTTGAACCTCTTGTACCAGATAATTTATTTTTTACTTCTTCATAATTTTCTAAGGTATGTTCTAATTTTAATTTATCTTTATTATCTGTAAAATTAAACCAATCATTATTAGATTTATCTTCTTTATTTACAATCCATATCAATTCTTTTACAGGATGATTTAAATTTAATTTTACTTTATTTGATACAGTTTCTCTACCAGTAAATTGTAATTGTTCTATTAAATATTCATGAGAAGATTGTGCAAATTTTCTTCTTTCATCAGTATCTAAATATACATAATCTACCCATAAAGATGCTTTCAAATCATTTGGTACATTAATTCCGCCCTCCAAAACACATTTACCAGCTTCTTCAAATTGTATATTTATTTTTACTTCATGATATTGTAATCCTATTAATGGTAAAGCTAAACCAAAGTTATTACAAAACCAAAATTGTAATGGTACATACATTTTTTCTAATTTTTCAGCTGGTTTTGAGACTTGTCCAACTCCACTTCCTGTTGATGCTGTAAAGAATGCTGTTACATCTACTAAACCCTGTCCCTCTGGAACCTCTCCTTCATCATTAATTAATTCTGTAGAGGTGCCATCCGTGGCGATAAATTTCACCTCTGTTTCGTCTGAGAAAAATTTCACGAACTCTGCTGGATCTACAAATAATTTAGTAGTATTTAAATCTAATGTAGAATCGTATCCTGCAGTATGATGAATTGTTATTGTTGCATCACCGGCCGCCCCACTAGCCGACACATCCGCAACAGGGGTTATCTTAAGAACTGTGCTACCCTGCACTACAGCACCACTAGCACTAGTAGTTCTTGCTTGAACATGTATTAAACCTTCTCTTGTAATAGGTGCTTCAATATTAAATAATGAAGCCGTTCCAACTAGCACTAAATGTTTTCCGCCACCAGATAAACTACCACTTCCACCAACCATATCAAAATAAGCTTCTTTTTTACCTTCGGGCATAGTTAATTCATTCCATATATACATCCATTCTGAATAATGTTTATCAATGCGTTGACCACCAATTTCTACTTCTGCTTCTTTTAATACACGCAAACCAAAATAAGGAACTAAATTAGGGTCATTTGATTCTAATTCTAAATATGCTCTTGATATTAAATCACCATTTCTAGAAACAGTTGCGGTTACTCTTTGACCATAACCAACAGAACCATTGAAAGTTTGTTGTATAGATTCTAAAGCGAAGTTAGTGTGTCTTCTGTAGACTACTTTGAAGAAGGTAATTTGAGGATTTCCGGTTAAATAAACATCTTGGGCACCATATGCAACTAATTGTAATAGACCACCTCCCATTTTTATTTATTCTATATCTAATTAAGATTATTATTTATTAAATATTTAAGTATTTCTTTATTTTTTCTAATTCATTTTCCAATTTTAAATTTTTATTTTCTAAATTTTCAATTTTATTTTCTAAATTTTCAATTTTATTTTCTTGCTCCATAATTTTATTTTCTTGCTCCATAATTATCTTATGAAGTTCCTGTGTAGATTTTGTTAATAATGGTATCATAGAAACATAATCAACACAATAATAATCATCATCATCATTTGGACTATTCACTATATCAGGTATTATATTTTCCAACTCTTGTGCTATAAAACCATATTTCGTTTTATCATCATTTTCAGTATTAAAAGATACTGGATTTACACCATTTATTAAATCTAATACCGAATTTAAATTTTGAATATTATTCTTTAATCTTTTATCACTGGTTTGATATAAAGTGGTGCATCTTATATTTCCTGAAACATCTAATTTATAACTTGGATTTGTTTTACCTATACCAACATTACCCTGAACTATTAAACCATTATGATATTTTGTTGTATAATATGTATTACCAATAGACATACCCCCAACAACTCCTATGTGTGATTTTCCATAAGCACCATTACCTCCATCTAATATTATTCCAGTAATCCATTTTATCATTAATTGTTGATAACCAAGAGAGGACCACCATTCACCAGATGTTCTATAAATCCCATAATTATTTCCTGTATGCCAATAAATACCTCTTTCATTAGTATTTATTGAAATAGCATCTCCAAATGTAATACTATTTGTTGTACCTAAATCTAATGCTCTTTTTGGATTTGCAGTACCTATACCAACATTACCATATAATATACTCATATTATGATTAATATAAGTAATTCCATTATCATTTGTTTGAAATAGTGTTCCACTTGGTTCAGTAGTTTGAAATGCTAATCCTCCTATTGTATTAAATTCATTATTTATATGAAGTAAAGTTAAATAACTTCTTAATATAGTATCAGTTGTGTTATTCGTTTCATATTGAACCCATATTGTTTTTTCAGAAAAAATATCACTACTATCAAAATTAGTTATTTTAATATTTTTAATTACACCACTAGGAGAATTATATGATAATCCTGATTTAATTTGTATGCCTTCATCTTTATATTTACTAAATACATCAATTTCTAATACATCGTGACTACCAGAACCCACTATATCAACCACAAATTTACAAGTAGTTTTTGTTTTATATCTACCTATTTTAACCCAACCTGATTGATTTATTGTTATACTTTCATAATCATTAAAACAAACACCACTATATTTAATATTACCATCTACTTCTAATTTTGCTTGTGGATTTGTGGTTCCTATACCAACATTTCCTGTTGATTTTAATACTAATGCTGGACTACTTGTAGAATAACCTACTGTAAATATACCCAAATCACCATTTATTGCTTGTATAGTATTTGTATCAATAATCGTCTCATTTTTTGCTGTTTGTGTAGAAAATATTATACTATTTCTACCACTAGACATACTCCAAGTATCGTTATTATTTTCATATCTACCTACTAATTGTAAATGTGTTCTCCCATATTGAGATGCTGGATTTAATAATCTAAATTTAGTAGTTCCGTCCCAATTTTGACTACCATGAATATCTAAAATAGTTTGTGGATTATCAGTACCTATACCAACTTTTCCACTAGTAACTTTTAATCCACCAGTTATTCCACTATTTAATAAACTTGTAACATCAGAATTATCATATTGTGTAATAGTCGAATTAATTGTTGTTCCAACTATACTAATACCAGTGCCGTTACTATAAGTTGTATCTGTTGTTGCTATT